ACTCCGTTGTCAAGGGACTCGGTGAGAACTCCATTGATGAAGAGCTGTTTCGTCTCTTCGAAGTTTGTTTTGCCACCTGTTTTATGTAATGATAAGATAGTTCGACTAAAATTCTCTCTGCCCAATTTGTCAATGTCTTCTTTAAGTTCCGGACAAGACCCATAATATTTTTTCCAATCAGATTCTGATTTTACTTTACGTTTTTTTCCCTTTGGTGTTCTAAATGACCAAAAGTATTTCCTGCCGATGTATTTTCGATTGTTTTGTATATTTGTAATGAGATAGACAAAACCGAAGTTATCGTTAATATTCTCAGATAAAAAAGGGACTCCTTCAAAAAACCAGGGGTTTTCATAGTCAATATCTATACTCATCAATTATATTAATGACTTCGTTTAAGTATTTATTAACAAGTTCTTTGGAGTCAATACTTAGTTGGTCATTATATAATTTTGTTATTAATTTTAGCACACGAACTTTTAATTCGTCTTTAGTAATTTGATTCTTCGACATTAAAGTTTAAATCCACTGAATGTATCTTTTTTTACATCTTGCTTAATGCCACCAACCATATAAGATTCAACTTCTGTTTCTTGAGGTGCTACCTGAAGACCCTTAGAAGAAATCCAATGCTGAGTCCAAGGAAGTGGATTATTATTTGCAGGAATATCATAAACTGGTTTAAGACCAATTCCTTTCATACGACGGTTTGCAATCCACTCCACATACTGTTGAAGAAGTTTATCATTAAGTCCAATCATACTACCATTTTTGAATAGATGATCTGCCCACTTCTTCTCCTCGTTTACAGCACGATCAAACATCTTATAAACCCACTCCTCTTCTTCTTTTGCAATCTGTTGCATTTCTGGGTCATCACCTTCCCTCCATTTGTTTAGAATGTTTTGAGTAAGTGCTAAGTGTTGGTTTTCGTCTCTTGCGATAAGAGAGATGATCTTAGCTGATCCTTCCATAAGCTTAAGTTCACCAAAGGCGAAACTGCAAGCAAAACTAACGTAGAAGCGAATACCTTCAAGAATATTAACGTTTGCGACTGCTCTGTAGAGTTTTCGTTTAACATCGGTGAGATTCTCCTTGGCGTAGTGAACTCCTTCAAGTCTGTGCTTCCAGGATTCAGAAGTACCATAACTTTGTGCTGATTGAATGAAGTCATCATAAGACTCTGTAACGCTCTCAGCACGTTCTAGAATACGTTGGTCACTAATAATAGTATCAAGGATCTCGGCAGGGTCTGAATATATATTTTTAATGATATAAGTGTATGAACGACTATGGATCATCTCCATAAACTCCCATACAGTCATACATGCTTCCAGTTCAGGAAGAGAACAATAAGGTAAGAATGCCATTCCAGGTCCACGACCCTGAACAGAGTCAAGCATAATCTGATACTTTAGATTAGAAGTATAGATGTGCTTTTGTTCTGGACGAAGTGTTTGATAATCACCACGATCCTTCTGTAGGGAAACCTCTTCAGGTCTCCAAAAATAACTTAATTGTTGAGTTGTGAGTTTCTCAAAAACTGGATACTTATAAGAGTCATATCGTTGAATGCCTAGGGGTTGTCCGAAGAACATTGGTTGTTTTTTAGTATCGACTTGTGCTGTATTAAAAACTGTCATTCCTTTAATTTTTTGACTTTGTTCTTCAGATTTTATGAACTCGTATTCCATGTTTTTCTCTTTACTATTTGATTGACTCTCACATTAAGTATTTAAGTTTTTACAAATGTTCAGATTGTACAACTTTCACATGCCTCTTCATCCGACTTCATAATATCATTTAGGAGAGATTTAAGTTCCTGTTTTTGGTCTTCAACTACCTCATCTGTTTTGATATCATAAGTGTTTTGATAGTATGCTGTTTTATGCCCCAACTTAAAACAAGTAAGCATATCCTGTGCCATTACGCTAACAGGAACTTCATTGTCGGCATAATTTTCTGGATTATACGACCAGTTTCCAGAAATTGCTTGATCGAAGAATTTCTGCATAACTGCAACAATATGAATATAACCACGATTGCTAGGCATATTCCAAAGGAGCGTATAATTGTTTTTAAGAGTTTGATACTGGGGAACAATTTGCTTAAGAGGTCCCTTCTTTGACTTCTTAATGGACAAGTATCCTCGTGGTGGTTCGATACCATTGGTTGCGTTAGAGACGACTGAGCTGCTCTCTGAAGGCATTTGTGCTGACAGTGTTGAGTGCCTGAGACCGTGCTCCAAGATAGATGTTCTGAGGCTATCCCAATCATGTTGAAGACCTACAGATGAAACTTGATCGACATCCTTTTTATATGTATCAATAGGAAGAATACCATCAGCATACTTAGTGCGACCAAAGTATTCACAATGTCCTTTCTCTTTGGCAAGTTGATTTGATGCTTTAAGAAGGTAATACTGAAAGGACTCAGAAAGACCGTGAACAGCATCCCATGCCCCCTGTGAGTCGTAGTTGAACCCTAGTTTTGCAAGGTAGTGGGCAAGACCAATATAACCGATTCCAAGGGATCTACGACGTTTGGTAAAGTTCTCTGCTGCCTTAACTGGATAATTTTGATAATCAATAATCTCTTCTAGAGCACGAACAGAAAGATTACAAAGTTCTTCAAGTTCCTCATCAGATTTAACTTTACCTACATTGATTGCTGATAGAATACAAGTTGCAATTTCTTGAGGACCGTCATCATCAATATGTTGAATTGGTGTTGTGGGTTCTGTAATTTCCTGGCAGAGATTGCTCATTGTAATCTGATCCTTATAAGAACTATGAGAATTACAATGATCTATATTCATAATATAGATTCTACCTGTTTCCGCACGTTCTTTGAGGAGACTAAGAATGAGTTCCTGTGCCTTAACAGTTTTCGACGGAATGGACGAATTGTTCTCGTATTGAACGTATAAATCGTCAAACTTGTCTGTTCCAAAAGAATCATAAAGTCCAGGAACATCATGCGGGGAGAACAAAGTGATTTGACCGTCTTGAATAAACCTTTCATAAAAAATCTTACTAAGTTGAATTGAATAGTCAAGTTTACGAACACGATTATCTTCGGTTCCTTTATTATTCTTAAGAACCAAAATATCTTCTATTTCTTGGTGCCAGATTGGAAAGTGGACTGTAGCACTTCCACCACGAATCCCATTTTGTGTACAACATCTGACAGTTGCTTCAAACTTTTTGAGGAATGGGACAACACCTGTGTGTTGAACTTCTCCACCTCTGATTTTAGAGTTGATGCCCCTGATGCGACCTGCGTTGATACCAATTCCTGCTCTTTGAGAAACATACCTACCAATTGCCATATCAGAGCTGAAGATACTATCGAGGGTGTCATCAATATCAACAAGAACACAACTTGCAAATTGACGAAGTGGGGTTCTAACACCTGCCATGATTGGTGTAGGAATGTTGATTTTGTGTTTTGAGATTGCGTCATAATACCTCCTGACGTATGACATTCTAGTTTCTTTTGGATACTCTGCAAAAATTGTCAGAGCAATCATCATGTACATAAATTGTGGAGTTTCGTATACTCCCCCACCACTTCTATCTTGCACAAGATACTTATCAACTATCTGACGTAAACCAGCATATGTAAACAAGTAGTCACGGTCATGGTCAATATAAGAATCAGATCGTTGAATTTCTTCTTTCGAATACTTATCAAAGATACCATTATCATATACCTGATGATTAACACACTGATAAATGTGATGCTCAAGAGCAGGAAGATCTTTCATCTTTCCATAAAGTTGTTTACGAACAGAAAATAAAAGAAGACGAGCAGCAACAAATTGATAGTTTGGGTGATCAAGGTTAATCAAATCACTTGCACTACGAATAAGAATTTCTTGAATTTCTTCAGTAGAAATACCATCATAGAATTGAATACCAGAAGTCATTTCAACCTGACTTGCAGAAACTCCCGCAAGACCCCTACATGCCTCTTCAACCATCAAGTGCATCTTATCTAGGTCAAGAGGTTCAATTGTTCCGTTTCTCTTGACTACCTTTGTTCCGTTGCTCATATTTTCTTCCAAGTAGTAAATTTAAGTTTTGCCTGTAGCCCAGAATAAGTGTTTGATTCTATCACAGACTGAACATTAAGTCCAGATAAAATCATGTCATTGATATCCTTCTCTTTTATTGTTGAAGGCCAGATGACAACTTTGTGTCCCATTTCGATAACACGGGAAATTCTTGATAGGATTTCTGTATTGCGTGGTTCATTATCATATATCCAAACAGCATCACTAATACCCCACTTACCAACATCACCGTCAGCTCCACAAAGAGCAATTGAGTTTGGAATAAAAGTGGAATCGAATGGACCTTCGGTGATGTATACTGGGGTATCTTTTTTGATTTCATCGAGTCCATAAATTTTGGGGGCGTCATCAGTAAGCATAATAGTAATGTATTTAACTTTGTTTGAACCAAGTGCTCTTCCTTGAAATCCAACTAATGTACTTTGATAGAACAAAGGAATAATAATTCTTGGTTCATCTTTACCTACAATATCAAATGTTGGTCGAAGAGAATTAGTCCATTCTTTAAATCTCTCAGCATAATAATAGTTATTAGAGTTTAATTTTCTATTTTCCAGATATGCTTTTGCGTCAGGATTCTCGGATGCTTTTGGCAAATCTAATTTTTTCAAGTTTTTGGAATTTTCACGTTTTGTGAAAAAGTCTGGTTTCTGAAAATTCAACTTTGGTTCTTCAACTACAAAGTTCTTTCCAGTATTTCCTTCTTTAAACTTTTCAAAAATATATTGTTTATGAATTTCAGTATCAATTTGTTTTAGAAAATTGTTAAAGGATACATTTATTCCACAATTATGACACTTATAGTTTGTGTTATTTTTTATCTGATATAAGTATCCTCTTGCTTTATTCTTATTTGTTTGAGAGTCACCACAAATCGGACAACGAAAGTTGTAGAGATTATTCTTTACCCTCTTAAATTTTTGAAATCTAGAAGATATCAAATTGATGTATTTTACATCAACAAAATCCATAAACAAAAATTAACCTTTTCAAATATTCTATCACATTATCTTACCTTGTCAAGACAGAGTGAAGTGATTATCGCCGTCCATTTAATAATTGAATTAGTTATTTTATGCAGAGAGTATGCAGTAGGAATATTTTTATTTTTCACGGCATTCAAGTGCCAACACTCTATTATTTATTTTATTGTTCTTTCTATTGAAACAGGAGTAGCAGTTAATACATTTGTGATAATTTTATTGCCAACGGCAGAGAAGATTAAAGAGATAATAGCAAGTCCTCCAGCCATCGTCCACAGCTTCTTTTCTAAATCAGTCAAACGAGTATTAACTTTCGTAATATCTCTTTCGCACCCTTTTTTAATAATATCGGTCTGACGAGTCATATCTCTATGAAGACTGTCAATTTTCTCAAACAATACTGCATCTATTCGATCTTGCTTATCTAACTTCTCATCGTGAACGGCAAGCATACGTGTTACATTTGAATTTGCTTCAATCAACTTATCAATTGCATTATCGATTTTCATTAACAATTGATCAGAAGAACTAATTTTTTCTTCTAATATTGCAACCTTGGTTTCTAGTGTTTGGGATTGGAGGGTCATTTTATTTGGTTTTTAGGTATTGTATCCATAATTTACGTGAACCTGCACCCCCACTCATATATTTTTTTTTCTTACGAACAGGAGGATTATCACCTGCTTCAACCGTTCCTGCTATTTGACCACCACCAACATTATTAATCGGAGCATCTTCAACGACCATATGCTCTCGAATAATATTTATAATTTTATCAAGAGTCTTCTTTTCCATTATAGATCTTATAAAGTTCCTTTAAACAATTAATATCGACTTGAATGTCATGAATACTTGATTGTGGATATTCTGGAAGTCTATTAAGAAAAATAATAAATGATTTAACAGAAGACCATAACTCTTGTTCAATTTTAAAAAACAACATTGGTGTAGTTGCTTCTCCAAATATATTATAAAGAATTATAAAATGATTTAAAATCAAATGAGTTTTTAATTCACCTGATTTTTTATATCTCTTCAGTAATCTTTTTATATACTTAAAATGATTTAAGTCTTTTTCAAAATCTTCTCTAGTAATTGCCTGAGGATTTTCATAGTACCTAATAGCAAATAAGAGAAAATTGTCCTCATTCAGTTCATTAAAAATCATACATTAATTAACTAGCAGACGTAATATTTGGATAAGAAGGAGTGTTACCAGTTGTGATTCCAGACATAGCAACTAAAACTTCCTTTTTAACTCTCAAAGTACCTTCAGTTCCCATATATGTTTGAATTCCAACCCAACCCACTCCTTCTTCATATTGAGTACCGGAAGATGCATCCGATCCACTAGTGGAAATTCCATAGATTTTACGTGGAGCAGAATTACCAACTGCCGAAGAACGGCTGAAAGAAGAATCGTCGATTGTATATTTTGGAAGTTGTGATGCTTGGAATGTAGTGTTTGCAATTGCAACACCACTCAATCCTGCAGTAGATCCAATTGTCAATTGAATGGTACTGGCAATACTTACAACAACCGCATCACCAAAATATACACCAGGTTTTGTAGGCACTCCAAATCTAATGACATCTCCTTCTTGGATGCTACCAGATTGACCAAATAAAGTGCCAGTGGTGGCACCAGTAAAACCGGTAACAATACCGGTAGCATAATCTAAAGTGACTCTGCCTGCAGCAGTAATGTTATCATTGTTTCCCCAGAGTGCCATTTTGTTATTCCTGTAATGAATTTTTTTTGCTAATAGTATTTATAAAAAAATAGATATCTCTGTAAAAGAGTTTTCTGAAAAGTGTTCTGTATTATTTAGAATTTAATCAAACCTTGAGGACATATTATCTTTGCCTGCTTGAATTGCATACTTTTTGTTATCCAACTTTTGCTTAGTCGTGATAACAGGTCCAGGTGTAGGTCCACCTTTCACTTTTTTCTTACCCCTCTGGGTGGCACCTAATCTAGATTTCCCCACGAGTTTAGAAACTATCTGAAATGCTTTGTCATTTTTAGCAGTACCACCCTTAACGGATGGTTTCCCAGTTTTATAATCCTTACCAGTTTCCTTTTCATAACGATTTAGTTCATCAATCTGCTCACCT